TCTCACGAAAGGAAGCGAAAACCGTGAACTTAGGGATTATGTATGGCATGGGCGTGGGTAAGCTGTCACATACGATGGATATTGATACGCAAGAGGCCAAGGAACTTTTGAACACTTATCATAACAAAGTCCCATTTGTGAAAGGTCTGGCTGATCTGGTGTCAACGCAAGCCAGCAAACATGGAAAGATACGGACGATATCGGGACGGCTATGCAGGTTTGATATGTGGGAGCCAAAAACATTTGGCTATAACAAGCCTATGAAGCGCGAGGAGGCCGAGAAAGAGTACGGACCTGTATTGCGTAGGGCTTTTACTTACAAGGCGCTGAACAGGCTTATACAAGGCTCTGCGGCAGATCAAACCAAGGTTGCCATGGCAGAGTGCTACAAGGAGGGGTTGGTGCCCTTGCTGACGGTGCATGACGAACTTTGTTTCAATGTCGAGTCCGAGGAGCAAGCGGTAAGAATTACGGAGATCATGGAGACAAGCATGGAACTCAAGGTGCCAAGCAAGGTCGATCAGGAATTAGGGGACAACTGGGGACAGGTAGGATGACAGCATTAAAGAACGTCCAAGTGAAGTTAGCCGAACTCATAGAAGAAGTATGGAGGCACCCAGAGATATGCCTGTCTGATACGCAGGATCTGGATGAGTTTGTTAACAGCCTGCTTCAGGCGCAAAGCAACCTGAATAAACTAATGGCATCTGAGGAAGATTAGTCGGCCAACGCCCTCATCCGGTCTACTAAACGCCTAGCTCGGTTCGGAACCTGCGTATACCAGCGCGAGTCAACCATCTCATCCGCTGCTTTGTCCCAGTCCCTAGCATCAACGCCAGCTTTCATGCCCTTGAACTTGGACAGTCGAGGCCGACCCATGTTGAACATCATATTGCAGATGATATGCTGTGCTTCTTCTGGCAAGTCGTCAAAGTCAGGATACAATACTTTGCATTCGTCAATCGTCACTGCCATATCTAACGCAAAAAGGTTTTGCACACGATCCTGTTCGACAACTGTGCCGACAGGCTTACCATGCTCTTCGTCAGCTTCAGTTATTAAGTGACCAATTCCACAAGTAGGAAGACCGAGATGATCCAAATATATCTCATACTTACACCCTTCATCTTCAGCGATTTCTTCGCGCAGTTTGTCTTTGTTCATTATGGATTTCCTAATAAGGCTGCTGTAGAGCCTGTTATTCCCAGAGCTTGAGCTACACCAGGATTCGCCGCTGCTTGTTGTCGAATTGCACTGGTTCCTGCTGGAACCGTGGGTTGTGTTACGTTTACTGATCCAAGACCAGATGCTGCGTTTGGTTGAGTCATTTGACCTTGTATCGCGGACAATTGTTCGCCTATGCCAGAGCTATCAATCACAGATGAGATCTGTCTTTCGGCTTCACGAGCGCCTTCTTGTATGACTTGTGGAGGAGTTTGGATAGAAGCATTCGTGAAAGCTTGAGACATGAGTCTGCCCAAAGTTCTAGCTCTTTCCTCTGGATTTTCACCTTTGATCTGTTTCTTATACTGCTTCAGAATATCATCGTAATATCCACCAGAAGAGAATACTCTGCCAACAATACTTAACTTTAATAGCTTATCTAAATTTTGTAGAGGACTTGCCGCAATGTTGGCTGCAACCAAGTCACCGCCTTTAACAGTTCTGGCATTAAACTCCAATATCTTTGCAAAAGACACCATATCATCAGCCATGCCCTCATCAAAGATAGCTTTTAATTTTCCGCTTTCATCTGCATCTAATATGCGTTTAGCAAAATCACCAAGAGCTTTTCCGTCAGTGGTTAGGCCATCACCAAAATCCTCAATCAACCTTTCCATGTAATTACCGCGTATCTTATCTAACGCGGCTTGATCACCTTCAAAGCTTTTAACTATTTTATTAATGTCTGCTGCACTGGTTGATCTATGAGCTATGAGATCTGCGGCCTCAACAGAGTTTAACCTGCCAGACGCAAGCTTTTGAAAAGCGGCGCTGTTGTCTGCTTGAAATATTTGTTTCTGTGCATTTACTACACCTTGCATCATGCCAACAAGATTTTCATCCCCACCCTCTTGCAGTATTCTGCTAACTGTTGCTTGATCCATTTTAGATAAAGATGTGCGATCAATTTGTTTTGCAAGCTGTCTTATCTTATTAGCATCAGGTCCAAACAAATCATCTGCTGTGCGTCCAAGATTATTGATTGATCTAGCAAAAGCAGCACCCTTAAACGTCTCTGGGGCATAATTATCTAAAGCACTAATGCCTGATTTATCTAAAGCATCTCTTAACCACTCACCAGCAAGCTTTTGTCTAAATTGTTCAGCCGCTGCATCTGCTTCTCTACCAGAGCCGCCAGCCGCTATTCTTACAGCTTTTAATGTGCGAGACAAAACTTCAGGTTTATCATTTTTAATGATCCGTTCCATACGAACATCATCAATGCTGATTCTCTCACCTCTGTCTGTCTTTTGTCTTAATCTTTTAATTACACCAGCAGTTTCAAGTTGATCAAATATATCGGCTCCACGTTTATATTGACCTCTAGCCGTGTCAAGCCTCTCACTGGCTCTACGCAATATATCAAAATCATCTGAACCAAAGCTTTTACCTGCTGACCTAGCTAAATCATCTATGTTTCCAACTGTTAATTGTTTATCCAATTCTTTTATCATTTCGGATATGTATTTAGCCTGACGACCATCAGATTTAGCTAGAATGTCATTTAATGTTTTTCTAGTCGTATATATTTGCTGAAAAGAGTCTGTGTTTTTTAATGTGTTGACCGCATTAATTGCATCTCTCAACATCGGCCTTGTTCCAGCGACAATACCAGATGCTTCTCTTTTTCCAGCCTCTTTTGCTAATTCTATGGTTCTTCCTACGGGAATGATTTTTGATGTGCCAATATTAGATTCAAGCGCATCGTCAATTGGCTTAAATAAAACATTCATTTGATCATCAAAAGTTTTTTGTGCGTTGGTCAATATGTCAAATGTTTCACGTTCAAGATTAACATTTCTTTCAGCCGCCGCACCAATGTCCTGCGCCAAGTCATCAAGAGTTTTAAGAACTGCCTCTTGTGCCTCTCTTTCAGCTTGTTTCAGCCCAGCAGCCTCTTTACCTGTGGCGTTGAGTATAATCTCACCGACCTCTTCATCAGAGGCAGCGCCAACTCTTGTCCTTAGATCTGCAATCTTGGTCTGTAATATTTCGTTGTTTTGTTTTAAACGCTTTGACGTTCCAAACGTCTTTTCAGCTATCGCTTGTTGTCTGGCTATAAGAGATGGCGCTCTAACTGCCCCCAGACTAGGCAGTATGCCTGCCTCAATAGATTCGCCAGCCGTTTTAAGCTCTTCATCAGAAAGCCCTTTGCCGGGCTTTACAGTGCCTCTTACGCCCCTTATACCAGCGCCTAGTACGCCAAAGGTAGCATCAGCTAAGAAGCCTATCGTTGCCTCTGTAGCAACGTCTTTTAATACTTCTTCATCTGTCTGTGTCTGTGTGCCACGAACAGCTTCAAACACTTCTTCAACAGCTTGACCTCCGCCAGCACCAAATCCAGCACCTAAAGCTGCACCAAGAATAGGAATAGGTATAAGTGCTTGACCAGTTATGGCACCGCCAACAGCACCAATGACTTCTGGCGCTATGCCAGCTAAGTCAGATAGGTCATTCATGCTAAAACCTTCTTCATCAATCAGAGTCAGCTTTTCTGTATTGACGCCAAGCTTCTTTGCTCCTTCAGGCGTTACGGCTAAACGACCTCGATTGTCACGAGCAAAGTCAGTTTGATCCAGTCCATAACTTCTCAGCACAGCGACTTGATCATCGTCTGTTTCTGCTAAAGACAGTTCTGCACGGAGTCCAGCGTTTTGTATGCCAGACTTTGTGTCTACATCTTCTGATGCAAAACCTTTAAATACACCTGGCTTTGATTTTGTTTTAGAAATTATGTCCTCAAAAGAACTTCTTCTATAAGAGGGTATGCCACCACCAGAGATATTTGTAATTAATTCACTCACATCTTCTGCATTTGAATCAATGGCTCTTCTTGCTTGTAGTTCCATGCCTGGAGATAGATCTCCAGATTCAATTGCTTTACGAATTTGTAACTCTTCAGAGGGTTGCATTATGTGCTAACTCCTTGAGCCTTTCTAAGTCTTTCTAATTCAGCTTGTTCATCTTCGTTTAATGGAGCGCCACTCTGTCTTGAAGGATCGTAAGGACCAATATTTATTCCTTTTTCAGCGAGACTTGCATATCCAGCATCAAGATTTCTTCTTCCTTTAGTAACAACTAGGTCGTACACCTGACTTATTCTATTTAACAATTCATCTTCATCAGCACCCATAATAGAATCAATGTCACCAACAATTTCCTTAACTAAAGCTCTATCTGCATCAGAGATAGTTTTTCCTGCCTCTCCTAAAATATCTTTTGTATTTTTAACAGCCATTTTTTTCAAAATATATTGAGCTTTTTGTAAGCTGGTAGTTCCTTGTCCAACTCCAACTCCAAATCTTTTTCCAAAAGAAGTTGCACTGCTGAGAAGAGCATCTCCTACTGTTACACCGCTTTGAACAAGACGGGTGAGTTCCGCAAACTCTTTTTCTTGTAAATTTAATTCTTTTTCTGCCGACTCAAAACGAGCTTCTAAAGCACTTGCATCTTCTGCAACTAAGTTGGGTCTTCTTTGCCCTTTGTAATTACCATCAGCTACTTGGACATTAACGCTGAAGAAATCAGTAGCTCCTTCAAAAAGAGGAGTTTTTATAAGTTTTGATAAATAAGGATCACCAAGATCTGTGGGTTTTGCTGCTTCTTTCACAACATCAAGATAAGTGCTTGCTGGTATAAGCTCGTAGTTATCAGCAAAATCTTCTCTACTTAAAAGGTCATTTAATTCCCTGCCATTAACCCTAACAGTTTGAGCTTTATCTAAATTTTGTAAAATAGCAGAGGCTCCACCCTCTCCTTTTGGAACAGCGTAATAATGAGTTCTATTAAAGGCTGCGGCTTCATCCGCTTTCTTACGACTAACAGCAAACTCAGCCGCTTTGATTCTGGTTTGCTTGGCCTCTTTACGAGCAGCCGCCAATGCTGGCATGGCTTTCTCACCAGCCGCTCCCACTTCTGACAACATACGGCCTACGTTAAATCCTTTGCCAGCTTTGTTCTGCATTAATGCCAAGCCAAATGCCATAAGAGCTTGACTATTATCTGGCTGACCAGAAATATCCAAACCAGTAAGATTAGCAAATTCTTTCATATAATCATCATAATCTTTAGGTTTTGATTTTGATCTTACCTGTCTCAATACATCGTTAATAGCCGCAACAGTAGATTGCTTCACAGGGTTATCTGCACCTTTTACATCCGAACCGTCAGTTTGTTTCAATGATGTTGTTTCACCAGCCTGAGGCATGCCTTGTGCCAAAGCTCTCTCTCTTTCGCCAGTTCTAGGATCTCCTTTAGGCTGATCAGATGCTGCTATAGCCTGTGCTATTTCCTCTCTGGTTGATGGCACACCGCCAACAAAATCAGGAACACCCATACCTGGCTGTCTAGTATCACCAAAGATACCTTGCTCTTCTGTGATAGCTTGAGCATCCGCAATCTGACTTCTAATAGCCGCATCTTGATCTGGATCTGTTGGAGTCTGCTGATAGCTAGGCCCACCGACTATACCAGTTGGTTCATCTGTATCAAATCCAGTGCCAAGTTGCCCACCTTGCATTCTTGTTTGTTCACTAAAAATTCTTGCAAGATTTTCCATTCTACGTTGATAAGCTGGCTCAGACTCAGTGCCTAAAGTTGCTGCTGCAGCTACAGGTATACCCCCAGTTAGTCGCAGAGCTTCAAGAGCGTCAATTCCTACGTTGCCAAGCCCCTGCAACAACTGACCACCTACAGTATCAGCGTCACCAGCAAATCTTGGAATGCCAAAATCTTTAGGTATAAATCCTCCTATGCCTTGATACATATCACTAAAAGGTTTTAGTGCGCTCTGTCTTGGATTAACAGACATCACTTGATCTAAGCTTGTAGGAGGGGGTGTGAAGTCAGCTACTGTGCCAAGAACATTCCCATCTTTATCTATCACTTGACTTTGTGGGGTTGTGCGTAGACCAGCGGTAGATAATCTCGTTAACCTTTTTTGAAAATCATCAGTGAAAAAGTCGTCAGTCGTGCCTAAGCTGACCGCACCAATTGGTGAACCTCTTGTTGGAGTTACCGCCATCTACGTTCCCCTATTTACCAAATCCGCTAGTGGGCTGTGTTGATTGTAAGGCGCTGTATACACCAATACCAGACAAGAACGGATTGGCTGATGGCTCTGTGGTGGTTCGGAAGCTGCTTTGTAGACCTGCACTTGGTATGCCTTTAAGCAATGATTGACCAATCTCCAGTCTCTTAAATGGCTCTTGTGCAGTTTGCATTTGATTTAAACGCTCTGCCTCTAAAACTTGTTGATCAAATAAACGTCCTGTTTCACCAAGACCAGACAACATACCAAGATCAGCGCGACCAAGCTCAGATTGGACTCGACCCAAATCTGCCGTTGTGCCAGCAAGACCGCCAAATGCTTGCCCTAGACCGCCCATAAGCTGTGCAGCCCTCTGAGAAGCGGTTAGAGCGTCACTAAAGCCTTTACGCTGTGCATCGCCAATGGCGGCTAATCTACGTCCCTCTGCTTCAGCTTCCATGATGCCTTGTCTTGAACCACCAAACGCTCCAGATTGCACAGCTTGTGCGGCTCTCTTTTGCTTGCCTATGTTGGCTTGTCTGTTTATCTCATCAATCACAGTGGACTGATAAGGATTCATAAACTGTGCTACTGCGGCAGTCGGATCTGCAAGTATGCCAAGTCCACCGCCTAAAGCAGCCTGACCACCAAGGGTCTGACCAGCCGCTCCAGAAATAAACGGAGCATATGATCCTACTAACTGAGGAGCTAGAGCAAATGCTTGTTGTTGTAACGGATCAAATCCAGCGACTTGTCGTGGTGGTAAACCTAGTGGTGTGTCTAAAAGACCAGGACTTGTCTGTGTAGAGCCACTAAATTCACCAAAGGCGGTGCCAAGTAGACGTTTTTCAAGACCCTCAAGATAAGGGGCGAGTCTTTGTACATTTTCTATGGTTTGTGTGGACATTATGCCATCGCCTCAAATTTATCCATCATGTTATACATTCTGTTAAGACCTTGATTTAAGTCACCGCCACCTGCGCCCTTAACAGCGTCACGGGTCATCACAAACTCACCAGCCGTTAACAACGCTGGTACGTCATCTTTTGTACCTGATCCTTCGTATGGATTAATGGGACCGTCTCTTCTAGGCGGATTTGCTGGATAATTCTTCATCGCACCGCCCTGATTAAAATGTTGCACTATACCGCCTTGGGCGTAATTTATACCACCTAGTTGACCCCCAGGACCGCCAGCGCCATAAGGACGGCGCTCAAATGATCCTCTGTTATCAACATCCTCATCATCGTCACCAGCGAGTAATTGTGCAACTAGACCAGCGGCTAATCCTTCGCCCACATTAGTATTTAATAATTTAAACAATAAATTTTCTTGCTGCGGATCACCTGCAAGCCCTAAACCTTGCAATAACTCACCAGAAAATGTTTTAGCTGCCACAGGTTCAATTGATGGAGGTGGAGTAACTGCTCTGGCAGCTTTCATGGCGGCTGCACCTGGAGTTGTTGGGAATCCAGGTCTACTAGGAGGAGCCGCACCAGCCGCGCCTGTAGCCCCTGCCGTTTGTCCTGCGGCCTGACCAGCTTGCCCCATACCACTAAAGGCAGCTTGACCAAGGCCACCAAGTAACGCTGATTTAAGAGCATCTTTTGGTTTTTGTCCTGTAAGTAAGCCAAGACCACCTGTAAGTAAGGCGCTTTGCACAGCAGGGTTTAAACCAGCAAGTGCAGTCCCACCAAATAAACCACCAGCACCAACACCAGCAGGGCCAAGAAAGGCTCCAGCGGCTACGGGTAACGCTACTTTTACAAGATCGTCAAATAATCCCATGACTGGATCCCTTTAGTATGAACAATTGTTCGTGTTTGAACCTTAACATTATTAGGCAATCTCCACAAGTTATGACGTTGTTATAGTCACTGTGCCTACGGCGGCTGTCCCTTGAACACTTCCAGAGTATATTTCTGTCTTTTCTATTATTCTTATAAAGCCAGCTTCCCCAACGTAAAAATCACCTGCTTCCAATATGTTAGCTGCACCTGAACCAGATATACCTTGGAAATTTACATCTGCTGATCTGACCTCATCAATAAGTTGTTCTAATGTCCTAGCTAATTGATTTACAAACACTTGATCATATTGATCAGGCGCTATGGGCAAGATAGGGCGTACAATTTTTTTTGTCATCGTCTGCCATCTGCTCTCGCGTCAAGTCTAGGCGCACCAAGTCTCCAGTTAACGCCAGTTGCTGTATTCTCCACACGAATAGCCATTTGTCTACCACGAGCGCGAAGATCAATCTTGTCAGTGTATTGCTCAACAGGGCTTGTAGCCGTTCTAACTGCGCTACCAGATGGTGACTCGGTAAAGTTATCTCCACCAAAATCACGGCTTTTCACGGTAAATAGCGCGGCTGGACTACCAGCCGTGGAACCTGAAAAGCTAAGATCTGGCAATATTCTATTAACAAGCATAAATTGTTGACCATCACCTATATCAAAATCTGATGACTCAATGAACGCATTGATTGCAACAGCACTACCTGTGCTAAAGTCATCTAAACCGTTTTCGTGATCATAAAGGTAAAAATCTGCACCTGTGGCTTGCGGGAAGCTACGAAGGCCAGAGGCTCTATCATTCCAGGCTGTGCGAACTAAACTGCC